CCCCCGCCAGTTTGAATAAGCAGAAAGCGAAAAAGGAAAGCGGCGGGCGTAGAAATAACGCCTTATACCGCGCGAAGCGCGGTCGCGTAAAATTTATATTTTACGGTATTCGTCTTTTCTTTCCGTTTTTCTGTATTTTTAGGCGCTTTGCTATATAATCTCTCGCATGGGACTGCTTGCGCAGTGCGCCGGTGCTTCGTTCCTCGCCTATTACAACTCTGGTTGGCACGTGCTTCACGTTGGCGGCAACTGGAACAACGGGTCGAAAGCGGGCTTGTTCTACTTCAACGCGAACAACTCGTCGTCGAACTCGAACTCGAACATCGGCGCTCGGCTACTTGTTTACTCCATTTTTCATTGCGCAAGCTTTTCCTCACCGCTTGGTGAAAATTTTGCCGTGTAGGACAGGGCTCAGTAGGTTTATTCTCGACCAGCCTTGCAGGCAAACAAGGAGTGTGTTATCCTACCATGCCGAAAAGAGTAGGCAATATCTATGAGCGGATGGCTGACCCAGAGTTTATAAGATTCTGCATCACCATCGGGACGAAGGACTCCCGCAAGAAGCGGAAAAAGGACGTGCGAAAGGTACTGAGTGATGTTGACGGGCACGTTGAAATCATGCGCAAAATCGTGGTTGAGGGTGGGTTTTGCCCAAAGAAGCCGCACACGCGGATTATACACGACCCGAGCTGCGACAAGGACAGAGAAATCAACAGTGTGCCATTTTTCCCTGACGGACTGATGCACATCATGGAAGTGCAGGCAATGATGGACGTGCTTATGCGCGGAATGTGTCATTGGAGCTGTGCCTCTGTGCCAGGCCGCGGCGGGAAACGCGTTCATGACCGTATTGAGAGTGCCATGCAAAACGATCCCAAAGGCACAAAGTATGGCTCGGAGCTGGACATTAAAGGGTACTATCTGCACATCTACCTTTGGCGGCTGCTTTTAGCATTTGAGCGCAAAATCAAAGACCAAAAGTTTTTGCTTTTGATGGCGATAACGCTGACATGCAGCCAAATCAAGCTGAAAGACGCTTTGGCACAGGGCCTCACCTGGCGCGATATCGCGGGGAATAAGCGGGGCATTTTCATCGGCTTTTATATCTGCCAATGGACAGGCAACTTTTTCCTTGAGCCTCTTGACCATTTTATCGAAACGCTGCCCGGCGTGAAGTATTTCACGCGGAACATGGACAACCTCACCCTGCTTGGGCCGAACAAGAAGCAGCTCCACAGGGCAGTAGAGGCCATTAGCGCGTTTATGCAGAAAATGGACTTGCAGATGAAAGGAAACTGGCAGGTGTACCGCACTACTTTTACCGCAAAAGTCCAGCGGTCGCATGCAGCGTTGCCGCCCGAAAAGCAGCGCCTGCGTAAGCCGCGCATGGTGGCCGCTGTAGGCTACCGTTATTCGGCCACGCATACCGCGATGCGCAAGCGTAATTTTTTGCGCTTTACCCGCCAGTGCCGCAAGGCAAAGAAACGTCTTGATGCGGGAAAGCCTATATCATTCAAATTGGCCTCTGGCCTGTTAAGCAGGTGTGGGCAATTAAAGCACTGTGACAGCCACAGCGTTCGAGTAAAATACGTTGACCCCATCGGGGTTAAAAACTTAAAGGAGGTAGTCCGAAATGAAAGTAAGAGGCGACAACGCGCCCAGCAACGCCTTCACGCTGGAGGAACAGCCTAAGAAGCCCGGCGTCTATCTTGTGCGCTTTTATGAGAATGCACAGGAGTTTACCGAAACGCAGGGAGAGCTAACCACAAGCGGCTGGGAGTATGACGAATACCACCTTGAGCTTGCCGATACCGGTAATCTGCAGGAGGATGTACTTACCAACTACGATGCTCTGCTCCTACAGGCAAAAACTGCTGAGCTTGGCGCAGAGGAAGCGGAAAAGGCACCTTTGCAAAAGAAGCTTGAGGAAATAAGCGACGCGTGCCATGAAGCTATCGTCGCTGGTTGCACCGTAGCACTTACGGACGGCACGCAGGAAACCTTTGCACTCGAAGAAACCGACCAGATCAATCTGCAGAACGCTTATGCAGCCGTGCAGGCCGGCGGCACCGGCTATCCGTACCATGCAGATGGAGAGCTCTGCCGTATGTATACGGCAGCAGACATCAACATTATTGCACAGGCGGCTACGGCTCATAAGCTGTATCATACCACCTACTGCAACCATTTGATGGCATGGGCGAAACGAGCTGATACAAGCGAATTGCAGGACATCTATTATGGTGCGACACTGCCCGATGACCTTGCGGCTAATATGCAGGAGATTATAAATGCTACTAACTAAGGCGAGTATTTTGTTTGGCACCGGTGGCGCGGTGTACTGCTGCCTTGAAATACTCTGGCGCGGGCATACGCACTGGACAATGTTCGTACTTGGCGGGTTACTGTTTTTGCTGCTTGGCGAGCTTAACGAGGGCGTCTTGCAATGGGATACACCGCTTTTACTGCAAAGCGTTCTTGGAGCAGCCATTGTGACAGCCGCAGAACTCTGCTCAGGGGTAATCCTAAACATCTGGCTCAAACTTGACGTTTGGGACTATTCGGGCCTTCCATTCAACCTTTGGGGCCAGATATGCCTGCCGTTTTCGCTGTTGTGGATACCAGTATCTGCGGCGGCCATTGTCCTTGATGATTGGCTGCGATACTGGTTGTTTGGCGAAGAGCGCCCGCACTATATCCTGATAAGTAACAAAAAATAAGTGCTGATGAGAGACCGAAAATGGCCTCTTTAATTTTTTGCAAATTACGGAGGAGTTATGAGCATTCAAGAAATGCTGACAGTGGGAGGCGGCGCGCTGGCAGTGCTGCTCACCTTTGTACAAATCGCGCCCATCAAAATCAATCCATGGAGCTGGCTTGCCAAAAGCATTGGCCGCGCGCTCAACGCGGACGTTCTGGAAAAGGTAGACAAGTTGGAAACAGGGCTCTCAAGCGTCCAGCAGAGCATGGCGGAGGAAAAGGCCGTTACATGCCGTGTACGCATCCTGCGCTTCGGGGACGAGTGCCGCCAGGGGACACACCATAGCAAAGACTACTTCGACCAAATCCTCACCGACATTACTGCATACAAGCAGTATTGCGAGAAGCACCCTGATTTCCAGAACTCTATCACGATTATCACGTGCGAATACATTGAAAAACTGTATGAGCGCGAGCTGGCCAAAGGAAAAGACGGCTTCAAATAAGCAGAGGAGGTGTTTACCGTGTCTGTGATTTCTTTTCAGCGCGGGGACAGAACTAAACTGACAACAAATTTTGCTCGCTATGAGTTTCAATGCTCCTGCGGGTGCAGCGCCCAGATGGTGGATACAGAGCTTGCCGAAAAGCTCCAAACCATTCGCAACAAAATCAAAAAGAGCATTAAGATCACGAGCGGATACCGCTGCCTGAAGCACAACAGCGCGGTTGGCGGCAGCTCCGGCAGCAAGCACCGTTACGGCATGGCCGCCGATTGGCGCACGACCGACCGCTCAATAAACCCGGTTGCGCTTGGCATCATCGCGCAAGACGTGGGCTTTGGCGGCATCGGCATCTACTGGCACAGCCGAGGGGCGTTCGTCCATACGGACACACGCACAGGCAAGGCAACATGGCTCTGCACTACGCCGGGCAAGTACCCGTCCACAAGCTACAACGCTTTCATCCTGCCTACCGTTAAGAAGGGCAGCACGGGCGCGGCTAGCAAATCGGCCATTATTATGCTGCAAAAGCTGCTCAAAGTGACAGCCGACGGCGTGTTTGGCGACGGCACAGAAGAAGCACTCATAACGGCGCAAAAGCGCTACGGCATAACGGCAGACGGCATATGCGGTCCTGTGAGCTGGCGCTACATATCCGGCGCTTACAAGTACCTGTGAGGTGATATTGTATGCAGATAAGCATAACGCCATCAAAAGCCAAGCAAACCAAAAGCAAAAGCGGTTTTCTGGATAAGGCGGTTATCTACTGCCTTATCATGTGTACTGTGCTGGACGCGGCGATTCTGGCCCTTTACTGGCACAGTTCTTCGGCTCCTGATTCTTTGGCAATCGCCGCAATGGCTGCGCCGTGGATGATAGAGTTCGGCGCGACCGCCTCAATTAAAAACCGCAAGACATCCACACCATCCGAGCCGGAGGTAAAGACCTCCGAGCCGGACGAGGAAGGAGATTGAACATTATGGAGGATATTATGAATACTATTCTTAACGTGTGCGCACCCTTGCTTACCGCCGCAGTCTCCTACGGCATCTACCAGCTCGCGGGCATTGCCAAGACCTACACCAAAACCGCATACGGCAAGCGCTGCCTTGATGAGGTAGCGCAAGCCGCCGTGAACGCGGTCGAGAGTGTCAACCAGACCTATGTTGACGCTTTGAAAGAAGCGAACACCTTTGACGAGGCTGCGCAGAAAGAAGCCTTCAACAAGGCTATGGAGGCCGCGCAGGCATCTATCTCCAAATCCGCGAAGGAGTTCGTGGAAAATAACGTAGGCAATTTAACTGAGTACCTTACCACACTGATTGAAGCGCAGGTGCGCAGCCAGAAAGTTTATCTCTAAGCCATTCTCTTTTATTGTTCTCTTCTACATGGAAACGCCCCTGCCGTCCGTTTTGGACAGTAGGGGCGTTTTCTTTTTCTCTAAAAGATACGGAATTTGCACAAAATAATCCGCTTTTTAGAAATATTTGCCGAAATACATAGTTGTTTGCCAAAATCAAGTAATACCGCCTCAAAAGCGGTAAAATTTTACTTAAAGGAGATTTTGGCAATGATTAGGATTTTACTGTCAACACGTCTCGGCGAAAGACGCATGACGCAGAAGGAGCTCTCACTGGCAACTGGTGTTCGGGGGCAGACCATAAACGACCTGTACCACGAAATGACCGACCGCGTGAGCCTTGAAGACCTTGACCTTATCTGCGAGGCACTGGACTGTGAACTGTCAGAGCTTATTGTCCGCGAACCAAATCCTGAGCAAACTGTGAAGTTCGTGAAGAAAAAGGCCGAAGTTCCTTCTCATGTGCGAAAGAGCAAACGGAAAAAGGCCAAGGCCTGACCCATTTCTCCGTGCCCGGATACCGCTCAGGTGTCCGGGCTTTCTTTGTTTTCGTCCTCCAAAATGATTTGTTTGCCGTCTGGAAAGACAAATGCGACCTTGCAGCCGCATAGCTCAGCTACCTTGATGATGTCGCTCGCGTCCCAGCGGTTCATGCGGATTTTGTTGTTCATCGACTGCCGGCTGCTCATGCCAAGCGCGTCCGACAGATCCGTCTGCTTCTTACCCGTCATGGCAAGCAGTCCCTTGACGATGTCCGATACCGTCATGCTGTACACCTCCCTTCGCTTCTCTTATATAGTACACCTGAGGGATTGCTTTGTCAATCACCAAAATTTAGAAAAAAACGGAAAAAGTTTATCAAACCTCTTGACAAGTCAACGAAAAAGGTGTACAATATAGACGTAGAGAGGAGGTGAGAGGCCGATGGACGAAGCCAAAAGAAAAGCCCTGCAAGAGCTGTTGAAAATCTTAAGCGATTGCCCCGAGGTAGCAACTCAAATCACAATCGTCATAAGAACTGACAGGCTCAAGCAGAGCGACAAGCCCCAGGAATCCAAGTAAGACCCCGGAACAGGCGGGGCGGTGGCCAACACCGCCGCCCCTCACCTGTTGATTATAACCGAACATCAACAGAAAAGCAAGGAGAGAACACCATGAAATTTGCAGAAATCGACCGAGAATTCACCTGGCGCGTTGCCGAATGGCTGGCAAAAGGCTACATCATCAACTCCACCACGATGGGCGGGAGTCAGGGCGAGGTTGCAAAGGTTGACCTCACAAACGGCAAGGAAATCGTCCGCGTGATGATTGACAGCTTCTACGGCGATGAGGATAGTGACTACATCTTCCACAAGGGCGTGGAAATCATTGTGGGTCGTGTTACGGAAAACGTGACCCCGCATAGTGAGCGTCACGATACCGTTTGGAATAGCCGCCTTGAGGTGCTGGAGGAAACCAAGTTTTACAAGGTCGGCGATTGCTGCAATGGCGAGGTAGAGTATGGCACGAAAGAGCAGGCTACTCACGCCGTCAAGGTTTCGCTGGAGCGATACAAGAACAAGCAGCACAACACCTCCGGCACCGACATCACCGAAAAGGCACTCCCCATTGCAAAGCGGTATCTGCACCGTGTTCTCCCTGGCAAGCGTATTCGCCCCGCCGATATTGCCGTGAAGCGCTGGACCAATGGTTACTCTATCCACTACAAAGGCATAATGTACAAGCTGCACTAAAAGAAAGGACACTGATTATGAATAACGCACACAACAGCATTTTCACCAAATCCGAGTTTGAACTCGAAGTCGTATCAAAAGGCGCGTTCATCGATGACGACCCCAGCTTCAGAGATTGCGAATATCTGGTTGAAACTTTTGTTATTCGCCTCAACCACGTTGCTCTGAACGAGTGGATATTCACCAGACGCCTGCCCGATGATTATGAGAATGTTGGATACACCCGTGAGGAGTGGGAGGCCAAGAACAAGAACCGCGAGAAACGCAGAGAAGAGCTTAAAGAGGCAATCGCTGCAGCGCTCCAGATTCCTAAAAGCGAGAGCCTTACAGTTGCCCAAACGCTTGCAGAGATTTTTACCGTAGTGACCATGAGGAAGGTTGTTCCCATAACTAACGACTGAATCACAAAGCTGCGCTATCGGCTGGACGGGCTTGCGAAAGGAGTAAAGAGTATGAACTATAGATATTACAGCACTCAGCGGCCAGTGATGCCGGGCTGTTTTCCAAAGCCGCAGGGCAACAAAGTTCTGGCAATCAAGAACTTTGATACGCGCACATTCTGCGCAGAAATCGACCGCAAGGCGTGGGGCTATATTGAGTACGACAAGCCTCTCACAGACCGCGATGCTGCAAGTTGTGAGCTTGTTGCCCCAAAAGCCGAACCTCAAATAAAGAATCTCTGTATCACCTACCACATGAGCAAAGCGGGGGAAGACGCTGAAACTTGTTTCACTCTCCCGATAACGGATAAACTGGCCGAGGCTGTAATTCGTGGTACGCCAACGCACATGGACGAAGCTACGGCAATCAAGAGAGTGTGCAAAATAGCAGAATACATGGCCTATTTGCAAGGCTACAAGTTCACGGAAATCTGCGATGTGCGGGAGGTGAAGAACGCATGAAGCTACCAAGCAAAGGCCTGATTGAGAGTCTACGCCAACGCTACCCGGCGGGTACGCGGATTGAGCTTGTGCAAATGAACGATGTTCAAGCCCCGCCTGTCGGCACCAGAGGCACGGTGATAGGCGTGGACGGAATGGCCGATATTATGGTGCGTTGGGATAACGGCAGTAGCCTGAACCTCGTTTATGGCGTGGATTCCTGCCGCATCATCACAGACAAAAGAAAGGACGGTTGAACATGAACGACACGAAAAGAAAGGCTCTGGAGAGCATCATCGACAAGCTGGAGAGCATCAAGGAGACCCTTGAAATCATGAGCGATGATGAGCGCGGGCTTTTGGACGAAGCAGCAAACAACCTCGTGGGTGTTATTAGCTGCATTGAAGATGCAACGGAATGAAAGGAGCAGCAACAATGCGTTTTGTGAAAAAGAAGAATGACAACAGCACTATTCGTGTGGTCACAAATGACGATAAGACTATACGCTATGGCGTAGTCGGAAAGGTAGGCGACCTGCTGACGGCCCACATCTTGGACTATTGCGATTATACTCCTGACACTTGGCTGTTCATCGCTCGGAGTGGCAGCGGCATGAACGACAAGTTTGCTGCTACTTGCATTGAGGCCACGAGCGACATTGAGCAGTAAAGACCCAGCACAGCCACAGGCAGACCGCGCAGAGGTTGTCCGGTGGTTAGGCTATAAACCTACTACCCCGAAGCTGGCACGTCTGGAAAGGCCGTCCCCGACGCGCTCCTGAAAAAGCCCTCCGAGCGAAACAAACTCGGAGGGCAATTCTCTGAAAGGCTTCTGAAAAAAGTGCGGGATAAAGTGCGGGATAGATAAAGAAAGAACGCCAATTCTTTACGAACTGACGCTCTTTTTCTTCATGGGCGCGGGTGGATTCGAACAGCCTTGCTTTTTGCATCGCAACGTAACCGATTTTTGATTTCTAATATCATCGTCAATTTTTATCCTCGATTTCGATATTTCAAAAAACATTTTTGATTTTTACGAGTTCAAAGTGCGGGGAAAAGTGCGGGATTTTAGGCGTTCAAAGCAAGAGAAAAGGCATCGTAAACGGCTTGCGCGCGCTGCTTGTCTTTGCCGCGCAAATCGTGGCCGTATGTGCCAAGCGTGTCCATGCTCTTGCTGTGACCCACAAGAGCCTTAAGGTCTCCCCCGGGCAAATCCTGTACTACGCTGACAAACGTGTGCCGCAGCTCATACATAGAGATGCGCGGCTCAATGCCATTTTTCTCCTGATAAGTCTGCCAGTGCTGGTACAGTGCGTTCTGGCTGGCGCAGGGCCAGAGCGGAGAAGTGGGGCTGTGGGGCAAGCCGTACTCGACCAAAGCGAGAAGTTGTTGCCTGTACGCCTCCAACGCATAAGCGTTGAGGGTAAAGCTCCGCAGCGCATTTTCATTTTTGCCTTGCGTTTCATGCTTTTTGTAGTTGATTGCCCGGCGGATAGTTGCCACGCCGTCTTTAACATCGCGGCACTGCATACCGAGCAGCTCACCAGGACGCAAGCCTGTGGACACGGCAAAGCGATAGTAGTAGATGTATCTATCCTGCTGGAGTTTGCCGCGCTTGTCTATGGTGTCCACAGTAAAGAGTACCCGTAGCGCGTCCGGCTGCAAAATTTCCTTGCCTTTGTACCTTGCGCCTGACGGTATTGTCAATCCCTCTGGCAGCAGCGAGGTGTACCCATTGCGCCGTGCCCATTTGCAAAAGCTCATTTCGGCAGCACGGATGCTTTGCAGCGTTTTGCGGCTGAGTGGTGCTGGATCTGCCCGGTGGCGCGCCCCTTTGCGCAGACAGCCAGACTTATAGCTGCGGTCTATCACCTGTTGCAAAGCTCCTTCGGTCAGGTCCTCTATGTGTGTGCGGCCTATTACCGGCAGCACATAGTTGCGGCCTATCTTTTCCGCTTGCTCTATGGCGCTGTCTCCCGCCGTTAGCGAGAGATTTTCCACATACAAGGCCCACAGTTCGTCTATGCGCGAGGTGCTATCGTGGATACCTTCATCAAGCCAAGCATCGGCCTTGCGATTGGCCTCGCGCTGGCCTGTGCGCCCCGGCTTTGAGCTGTAAAAAGTTCGACGCACACCGTCTTTCTGCACATCAATGCGCCATGTGGCACGGCTTTCCTGCCAGTATGCCGAGCCTGTTCTTTTCATAAACTAAAACCTCCTTTGAGCAGCATTTGACAAGCCCACCCAAAAGAGGTATAATCACATTGTCATTGGGTTGCGATTATCCTCTTGAGGGTAAGCCAATCTATCTAAGCGCTTCGGTGCTGGTAACACCGGGGCGTTTTTTCTTTATAAAATCAAAACACGGTTGACATTTATGATGGCAAAATTGCAGGTTTGCTACTTTTGGTAACGGGTTTTACAAGGCGACCAACAAAATCAATGCGGCCAGCATTTGGTGCATTTCTTCCGATTGCCTACGTCAGAAATACTGATTTTCTTCGGGTTTTTCATGTTGCTGCAATCCGGCGACGAGTGATAGCTCTTTCCGTTTGCGGTCACATAAACATAATTAGTAGAATAGCTTGCCTGCTTTTGGGCCTGTTGAGCCTGCGCCTGCTTTGCCGCCTCGGCGGCGGCAGCCTCTGCCGCTTGCTTCTCGGCCAAGGCCTGCGTTCCGGCAGCACAAACATCTGAAGATTCGTACAGATTATCTGACACGGCCAAAGCGCCGCTCTGAATGTCCAGTATCGGCATGCCGTTCGCGTCGAGCGTTCCCGCATACATTCCGTAAAGCGTCATCTGTTGAGCAGGCGCGGCTGTTTGAAAAGCAGCAACGCTTGTTTCGCCAATCGCGATGTACCAAACGCCTTCAGATGTATCAAAGCCAAAAAGATTACAGGTGGCGTTGCTTGTGGCCGCACTGTAATTGGGCGTTCCCGTTATTACAACACGCTGCCCAACCTGCAATGTGTTGACCTGTGAATAGGCAACAGTCTGAAATGTCGATGTATCTGTTGCTGCCTGAGCAGGTACAGAGCCAACCGACACACAAGCGCAGAGAGCCAACGCTCCTGCCAAGACGCGCAACGACTTCAATTTCATACAAATTACCTCCCGCCATTTTCTCTTTTCCGAAAATATTTGCCGAAACGCTGAAATTCAGCACGAGTTCTGTTATAATTTAGCCACTGCCGACAGCAATAAAACAAAGGAGGTCGAGCAAAATGCGTTTATCTGAATGGCTCAAACTGGCGCAACTTGTTGACTCTCTGCCAGTTGGCAGCAAGGAAGAGCTTATCGCTTATCTGACGAAGCTGAAAGATACCGAATATACTCCGTCGCAGCCTGAAGC